ACCCAGCGCCGCAGTTCCGTTGCAGCGCCTGCCCAGTCCCGCTGGTTGACCCGCCGCCGCAGCGTCGAGGTCTGCAGCCGCCCGGCGCCGAGGTTAAAGGTGAAGTCCACGATGGCCGCGAGCCGCCCCTCAGGCTCAGTGGCCAGCACCGGGCAATAGCGCAGCGTGGCGGCGAGCGCCACCTTCAAGTCCTGGGCGAGGTAGGCCTCGGCCTCGCCTTCCGTGATCGGCGGGTGCTTCGGATCGCACAGATGCCCGTAGCCGATCGTCGGATATCCTGCCGGGCAGATGTACGGATAGGCCCGGTTGGGATCGTGCTTTGGAACGCGGTGAAAGCCCTCGAAGCGCTTTGCAAGCTCAATGGCTTGGGGCGGCACGCGGATCACACGTTCGTCCGACCGCCCCATCACCGCAGCCCCTTTTCCAGCGTGCGATTGAGGAACCAGTAGTTCAGGATGCCTGCGAGCAGTGCCTGATCCGCTTCCGACCAAGCTGCGAGCAACGCTGGCCCGAACCCCACGCCCGACTGCACCGAGCCGACGAAGGTCGAGAGTTTCACCCCGGCATACATCAGCACGAAGAGGTAGGTGACCACGGGCCTGACCGTGGTGGACAGCGCATCGGCCCACTTCACGCCCGAGGTTCGGCCCTGCGCCGCAACCGCCTCGCGCAAGGCCTCGATGGCCCCGGTGTTCCACGCGGCATCTGCACTCGCGCCGATCTCGGCCATGCGCTGGGCGCCGCGCAGCTTCTCGAACTCCAAGGCCTTGTCCTGCATGGCGAGTTCATGGCTGCGCTCGCCCTTGCGGTCGAACCATTTCAGGATCTCGGGCGCCAGACGGAAGGCCCCGCCCAGCAGCCCACCGAGCAGGGTCTCGATCATTGGGCACCTCCCATCAGCTTCAGCTTGATGGCAGCCCCGACCAGCAGTGCGGCGAGGATGGCGGTCGTGACCACCTTGATGGTGGTCTGCCACGCGGTGCGGCGCGCATCACGCCACGCCTCCAGCAGATCGCGCAGCTCGCGGAGGTCGCGGGCGGCGTGGCCGTTCTCAAGGCCCAGGTGGGCCAGCACTCGCTCGGCCCCGCGTTCGGCGGCGCGGTCGAGCAGGTCTTCGAAGTCCTCGCGGCGCAGGAGCAGCGTGTTCTCCGCGAGGGTGGGCGGCTGGGTCGGTTCGGTCATGGGCTTGTCTCCAAAAACGACAAACCCGCCACGTGGGCGGGTTCGGGGGTGGCGGACGGGGTGCGGGGTCAGATGGGAACGCCGGCGCTCCAGCCAGAGGATTTGTAGACGGCGAGCCTGTCCTCGGCGGCAATAAAGGCGAGCCAGCCGACCTTGGGCGCGTGGTACTCCCAGGCGCCGTCGATCCGCACCGCGATCTGGTCGGTCCTGCCGGCCCAGGCGCCGGTGGCACCGGCCGGCACGATGTAGCGCTCGCCTTCGGTGGGGCTGGCGGGCGGCGCGGCCGTAGTGCGGCTCGTCACCGACAGGCCCACGATGGCGCCCAGGCGCTTCAGGTTCGCGTCCATCCCTGTGTGCCAGCCGGACTCGCCCAGCGTCCAGCCGTAGGCGAGCCCCAGGTTCGGATCGAGCAGTGGCATCGGTTCAACTCCTCTCGAGGTGGGTCATCGCCCGCCGGTCAGGCAGAGCGCGGCGGTGGTGTTGGTTCGGGTGCTGCCGCCAGTGGCGCCCGACGAGGGGCAGGTGCAGCACGCTGCCCTGCCTGGCCACGAGGCGGGTGAGCAGCCATTCGGCGCCGGCGTCGAGATCGGCGATGCGTGTCAGCACCGGCTCGACGGCGCTTCGGCGCATCACGATCAGGCCGTGGACGTGGCTGGCCGAGTGGGCGTGCTGGAAGGCGCTGTAGGCCAGCCGCCGCACGCCGACGGGGCGGCCTTGCTCGTCGATCAAGGCTTCGTCGGTGTAGGCCAGCACCGCGGAGGGACAGGCATCGAGCGCATCGGCCAGATGCGCGAAGGCGTCGGCCTCGTAGCGGTCGTCGGGATCGACGCAGGACACGAGCGGCAAGGTCCCTCGCGCGAAGCCCGCCGCGCGGGCCCTCCCGACACACCCCGGGATGCCGGGCAGCCGGTGCAGGCGGATCGGCGCGCCGGCGAGGCTGGCCAGGCATTCCTCGCGCCATTCGGTCGGCTCATCGAGCGTCAAGAGGTGCACGTCGATGCGCGGCGGGCTCATCGCTGCCCCCGCCGCTGGGCGGCGGCCCCCCGAGGGGGCGCGCCATGATCTTGGGACGGCCCGGCGATCATGGCGACACCCCGCCCCAGTGCTGCCCCCAGCGCAAGCCGTAGCCGGCGCGCTCGACGGTGCGCACCTGCGCCTGCCAGCTCACGAGCCCGTCGCGCTCGGCCTCGATCTCGACGGTGACGCGGTCGCCCGCGACGCCGGCGTCTGCCGCGCTGCTCGCCACGTCCCAGGTCCAGGCGTTGCCGGTGAGGCCGGTCTCGGTGCGCACGAGGGTGCCGTTACGGTCTCTGATACGCACGGTGTAGGTGGTTCCGGGCTCGGGGCCGATGTCGCCCTCGTCCTGCCGCACGAGGTAGGCGGTCTGCAGGGTGCGGTCGCGGTGTGCCCAGGTCAGGATCAGGTCGCCGGCGACCACGGCGGGCTCGCGCTGGCCGTTGAGCCGGATGCGCCCCGGCGGGTACGGCCGCGCTTGGCGGCCCGCGAGCACGATCGGTGCGCCGTTGGCGGCGAGCACCGCATCGCCCTCGGCGCTGGCCGTGCGCGGGATGGCGGCGACGAACACCGACTCGCCCGGCGCGCGCTCGGTGGTCTCTGCGGCCAGCCATTCGCCCACGCCCACCAGTCGCGTGCCGGCCGGATGGGCCTGCGGCGTGGTGTCGAGCACCCCGCGGGCGAGATCCACCGTGCCCGCGGTGGCATCGAAGGCGAGGATCGCCACGGCTTCGCGGATCGCGCCGCTGGCGTCGAGCAGGTAGGCGTAGTCGCCGACCGCCAGGCGCTCGGGTTGGGCCAGGGCCGTCACCGGCACGGCCAGCGCATCGGCTTCGCTCGCCGGCAGCGCCTGGCCGAGCGTGAGCAAGGGCGCGTAGTCCTCCGGGGCCACCGCCTCGAGCTCACCGCTCGCGGTCCCGGTGGCGAGCCGCCAGTTCAACTGCCCCGTGCCGCCCGCACAGGCCAGGGCCCCCACGTAGGTGTCGGTGTCGGTGAGGGTGGCGAGATCGGCCCGCGACAGTCGCCGCGCGAGTTCCCAGTACGGCACCTCGACCGCCAGCACCAGGGCCGGCGGCAGCGGTTCGAGCGGCGGCTCCTCGAGGCGCGGCGGGGTGGGGGCGAGCACGGTCTGGCCCATGCCGAAGACGTCCTCCACGGCCTCGATGCGCCATTCGGTGGCGCCCAGCGTGCCGGTGTCGATGCCGGTGACGCGCACCACCATGCGCTCGATGCCGAGGCGTGGCCAGTGCAACAGGAACACGTCGCCCGGCAGGGGCGGACGCGCCAATGCGCCGGGGGCGATGGTCAAGCTCATGCGCGCCAGGGGCGAGCCCAGAGCGCGCAGGTCGCGCAGCGCCAGCCGCGCGGCCAGCGGACCAAAGTTCACGCCCGGATAGTCGCGCCGCTGGTTGATCACCCCGCCTTGCAGTTGGATCGCGGCGAGGTTCTCCACCGTGACGGTGGCTTCCTTGCCCGTGGCCCAGTCGGTGTAGACCACGGTGATCTCGTTGGGCAGTTCCCCCCACTGCGCGCGCTCGAAGCGCTCCATGCGCACGATCTCGTCGGGGCCCAGGAGCGGCAGGCCCTCGATCCAGTAATCGTCGCGCAGGAGCTTGAGTTCGAAGCGGCCCCGTTCGGGGTCGAGGTAGAGGATGCCGCCGACGTGGTCGAGCACCTGGGCGATGAAGGCCTCGATCGGCTGCTGGCGCGTCCAGACCAGGTTCAGGCCGAAGCCTTCGCTTTCGAGCGCCCAGGCCGCGTTCCAGAAGCTCGCGCCCAGCGTGGACGGCGGATAGCCCATGCCCCAGTGCGGGTCGGTGAGGCACTGCACCAGGATGTGGGCCGGGTTCATGCCGACGGTGAGAGAGGTGCCGGTGTCGGCATCCCGGGTCCGCACCTCGGCGTTCCAGGGCATCCAGGGTTCGTCGTGCCAGCCCGCCGTGAAGCGCCGCACCCGCACCGCCCAGGGCTTGAGGTAGGGGTTGTTCGCGGCGAACAGGATCTTGCGCGCCACGATCGACAACACCCCGCGAAACGCCGGGATGGCCGCGCCCAGGCGGCTCATCAGGTAGTCGTTGCGGTCTTGCGCGGCACTGCCTGCGAGCACGTCGAGGTCGCCCACCACGCCGCCTTCGCGTTCGTCGCCGCCGAAGAGCGTGGGCCGATCGATGCGCAGGCGCCCCAGCCCGTGGCCGTTCGCCAGCGGCGCGCGGCTCGCATCGCCCCAGGCGGTGCGGTCGCCGACCTGGATTTCCTGCACCGCATCCACCGGCCCCTGGCACAGCACCAGGTGCATGCCGATCCGGTAGCGGTAGCCGACGGTCTGCTTCTTGCGGCGGCCGCCCATCAGCGCGGCTCCTCATGGCCTTGCCGGGCGACCTCGACCACGCGTGCGGCCATCGCATCCCCGGTGGCGAGCAAGATCGAGGCGGGAAGCCCCCGGGCGAGGAAGGCCCGGAAGTCCAGGCCCTGGCGCGCGAACCAGGTGCGCGTGCCGTGCACGCAGAGCCCCGCGGCGCGCACGTGGGCGATGGTGACGGTCACCTCGGGGTTCATTTCTTGCCGCCCTTCTTCTTGATCGGCTCGGCCTCCAGGTCGCCGTACCACACGACGTTGGCCCCGCGCAGCAGCACCGCGCCGAAGACGACCGGGATCGGCCGGCCCTCCTCGGCGGTGGGCGCGTCGAGGTCGGAGAGTTCGGCGGGCTTGGGCGCTGGCGGCTTGGGGGCGAGTGCCGCCGAGACCAGCGCCGCCACGACGATGACGACCAGGTACCACATGGGAGGTCCTGCGGGTTTCAGAAGACGCCCGTCGAGAACGGGTTCTTCGACGGGATGAAGGGGAAGCCGCCGTAGTTGGCGAGGTTGTCAAAGCGCGCGGCGCAGGTGGGCATGCTGTGATCGCAGCCGGCCACGAGGTCGACCAGCGTCTGCGGCGCAAGCCCCACCGGGTAGAGCAGTTCGACGCCCGCGGTCGATTCGCTCACGATCATGTGGCGTGCGCCTGACGGCGTCTGCAACCAGCCGCCGGCGAGCATGCCGGCCACCTCGGGCGGGAGGCTCGCCAATTCCACCTGGCGGCCTTCGGAGCGGATCACTTCGGCGGTGGCCGAGATCGGCGTCGCCCCGCACGCGGCCGAATACAGCACGTGCGAGCAGGCGCGGCTGTAGAGCCGCCTGAGACCAATGCGCTTCAAGCTCACCTGGGCGGACTCGCAGCGGATGCGCGCAGAGTCATCGGCCACCTCCACCCCGAGCACGCGGCCCATCCAGCGCGTGCCGGAAAGCCACCAATACTCGCCCCAGGCGTCACGTCGGGCGATCCGCAGTCGCACCGCGGTCGCCTCGCCGGTGAGGCTCGCCTGCAGCAGATGCCGCACGAGCGCGTGGTCGGGCGGCAGCTTCAACTCCAGCGCCGACTTGGCCGCTTCGGCGCCGAGCGCGAGCGCGCTGCGCTCGAGGGGGCAGCGCTCGTAGCGCTCGCCGCCGATCTGCACGTCGAACTCGTGCGGGGTGAGCCGGAAGCTGCCGCTCGTGCCCTCGAACACGTAGAGCTCGACTTCGAACAGGGGGCTCTCGCTCATGGTCAGGACGGGGTGTACGTGATGAGATCGTTGCCGCGCGGCTCGGGCAGCCGGCGCAGGGTCAGGGGCATCTCGACCAGCTCGGGGGTGTGCCAGTGGAACTCCACCGCGTCGTGGTCGAGCCGGCAGCGCGAAAGACGCACCACGCGGCTGCCGGCCGGGACGGGGGCTTCGAGCCCGGAGCACAGCACCAGCACGCCGCCGCCGTCGTGATGGCAGGTGGCGGTGAGCACGTGCTGGCGCTGGCCGTCGGGATGCACGATCAGCGCACCGGCCGGGCGGTGCCAGAAGGCCGAGAGGTCCTCACCTGTGACGCGCAGGAAGCCGTCTTCTCCATCAGCCTCACGCGTCACGCGCAGCACCGGCGCCAGACCGTCGGGCAGCCAACAGGCACCGAGCCGCCCCTGGGCGCGGTACAGCCGCGCGCGCCAGCGGGCGATGTCTTCACGCCCGGCAGCCAGAAACCGCCGCTGGAAGCTCGTCGTCGGCCACGGGTCGTCACGGCGGACCCAGGGGTCGGCCGGCGAGACGTCCTGCCGGGTGACCACGCCCTGCGCCGTGACGGAAGGGTCGTCGCGCCAGTTGCCGTCGGGCCAGACGGGCAGGCCGTCGAGCCAGGGATCGTCGAGCAGCCCTTCGTCGGGCAGCGGCGCGAAGGCGACCTGCGCGGTGACGCTGCCCGCGACGATACCGGGCACCCACTGTGCGAACTCGGCCGGCTCCACCGCGAGGCCCTCGACCAGGGGCAGGACGGTCGCGCCCGCGGGGACCGCCCGCGCCAGCGGCTCGGTGAGCCACAGGCGCTCGGGCTCCACGTCGGCCAGTTGCAGCATCTGCCAGCCATCATCGGCATACAACAGCGCGAAGCGACGATCCGCAGGCCAGTGCAGGCCGTCTTCCTCCAGGCGCAGCTTGGCTGCGGCCGGCGCGAAGCCCGCCGCATCCACCGGCGTCACTGGAAGCAGCCGCGCGCCCCTGTCCGCCGCCGAGGTCAGCCTCACCGCGTGTTGCGGCAGCGGCCACCAGGCGAGCCGGCCCAGATGGTCGGCGAGCCAGTCGGCCACCAGCGCGTCGCTCGCGCGCCCGTGGCCCACGTGGTAGGTCAGGAAGCGCCGCGGCACGCGCCGCAGCCCCTGCCGCGCCTCGTTGCCCGAGGCGAGCCGTACCACGCCGGTCGCCCATTGCAGGCGCTCGATGAGGGGCTCGGCCCAGTCGTGGCGGAAGGCGAACACCCCGCGCTGGGCCTCGGGCCAGGGCGTCTCGCCGAAGGCGTCCATCGCTTCTGTGACCATCGCCGCCGCGGCGGTATCGCGGCGCAGCACCTCGACCCAGAAGGCGGGTGCATGCAGCGGCGGCGCGTGCTCCGCCAGCGCTTCGACCCACAGCGTCGAGAGATGGGGGGCCGGCAGCGGCCGGGCCGAGGTCTCGGCCAGCGCCGTGGCGGCCAGCGCCCCGAAGGTCGCGCGCGAGATCGACTCGGCCCGTTGCTCGACAACGCTGACCCCCGGTGTGGGTTGGCCACCGACCTCGGCCACCACCTCAGGCACAAGCCGATCCGTCATGCCGACTCCAGCCCGAACTCGGCCGCGTTGAAGGCGCCTTCCGTCCACGGCACGTTGCCGTTCGGGTTGCGCTCGAACAGCGCCGTGTGCCAGGCCAGTTGCTCTTGCAAGTTGATGTCGCTGCTGACCGCCATCTGCGCGCCGCTCGTCACCAGCGCGCGCACGCGGCCGGTGCCCGCATCCGTCTTGCGCGCGAGCAGGGTCACCTGCACGCCGTGGATCGCCGGGGTGGTCATCGCGGGCAGCGCCTCGACGTCGAAGGTCTGGCGCAGGCCCGCCGTGGCCGCGCGCAGCGCCGTCGTCTCATCGCCGTCGCTCACCGCAGCCCAAGCGGGCAGTCCCGTGGGCTCGACCGTCCATTGGTTCAGCGCCCCAGGCGCTTGCGGCTTCAAGGCATCGACCCGCACGTCGCCGAGGAAGGTGTTGTTGATCGTGCCCGAGGTGTCGGCGAGGTACAGGTCGTCCACATCGACCGTGGCCGGGCAGGGCTGACCCGGCACCGCGCCCACGAAAGCGGTCAGCAGCGGCCCGCCGCCCTGGATCGTGTTCTGCGCCGACAGGGTGATCGCGAGCACGCCGTTGATGCGCACGTTCAACGTGCCGTTGCTCGTGCCCTGAACGACCTGCAGTTCGACGTAGTGCCACCCCCGCACGGCCGCCGTCGTGACCGAGGTCGAGATCCACTGGTCCCAGCCGCTCATCCCCGATCCCGTCCGCCGGTAGAGCTTCAGGCGCCCGTCCTCGCCCAGCTTGACGAGGTGCGCCACCTGCGCGGATGCGTCGCGCACGCCGAGCAACACCGGCTCCTCACCGGTGTTCTCGAACGGCGCCACGCGCAGTGCCGCGCCCACGATGAGGCTGGTGCGCCCGGTCTCCAGGTTCTTGACGTAGCCGCCGCCGGCGCCTGCCGGCAGGCGCAAGGCGTAAGACGAGGGTCGCCGGCCCTGGATGCGTGTGGCCTGCGGCGACAGGTACGCCGCCTTGCCGCGCGCGAGCCACGGGTCGCCGAAGGGGTCGAGTGCCTGCGGGTCGTAGTGATCGAAACCGTCGATGAAGAGCAAGGCCATGGGTTACCCCTGGAGCGCCGCGCGCACCGCGCGCGCGTTGCGCCCGATGATGTTGAGGATCACCCGCTCGCCCGCGGGGGTCTGCAGGTGGTCGTGGGTGACGCCCGGGTCGATGGCGTTGACGATGCGCACGGCCTGGCTGACCGGCGGCGCGGCCGGCTGCACCTGGACCTGGGGCACGAGGCCGCCGGCGGCGAAGGCCAGACGCTGTCCGTCCCACACCGGCGGGGCGGACAAATCGTTGAGGGCATCGAGGAAGGCCACGCCGACACGCCGGACCGCCGCCGCACGCACCACGTATTCGCCGGCCGACAGCCGTGCCGGGATCGAATCCGAGGTCGCCGTGCCGGGACCCGTGACGAAGCCGCCGGCGGCGAACTTCTTGATCCCGCCCAGCAACGCCATGACGGCGGCCACCATCGCCGCCATCGCGGCGATGGCCAGCGCCGGCCCGGCGATGGGGATGGAGGCCTGCGAGGCCGCCGCGCCCGCGCCGGCCTGGGCCGCGTCCATCGACACCTTGGCGGTGGTCTCGGCAGACTTCTGCGCGACCGACTGGGCGGCCGCCGCTTGTTCGATGGCCTGCTCCTGCTGGAGGAAGCCGAGCTTCAGCGCGAGCATGCGCGCCTGCATCGCCACCCATTGCTGGAAGGGCTGGATCACCATCTGCTGCAGGAAGGCGTCGGCCACCTGGCGGAACAGGTTCGACAGCGCCTCGCGGAAGCTTTGCGCGCCGGTGACCATGCCCTGCAGGGCGTTGCCGAAGCCTTCGCCGATGCGGTTCCACAGCGGCGCGAGTTCGTCGGCGACCAGCCGCGTGCGCTCCAGTTCGTTGCGCCAGGCGGCCACGCGGTTGACCGCCTCCGGCCCGATCGCCTGCGCGGCCTGCCGCATCGCAGGCAGGAGCCGCTGCATCTCGGCCGCCGATTGCTGTTGCAAGGCCACGATCCGCTGCCGGGCCTGGGCTTCGGTGAGCAGCCCCGCCTGGCTCTGGATCTGGATCGCCTCCTGGGCGTTGCGCAGCCGCTCGGTGACGAGCCGCCACTCGCTTTCCAGCTTGGCGAGGTTGGCCTGCGCGGCGCGGACAGAGATGAGCCGGTCGATCAGCGAGACGCCCGCGGCGTCATCTCGGCCGCCCCCGGCCTGCGCCGGCAC